CTTCAAAGATTCCTGGGCCTCGGGCATTCCTGCAGACGCCTATCTGCAACAGGCGGTACAGGGTGGCCACCGTCCTCATAAGCGTTTTGAGAAGGCGCTGATTGCTAAAGGCCTGATGCGCTCGAGTCAGTACGCGGTGCCGACATCAGCATTCCTCAATCAGTATGGCAACGTATCTCGCGGCACGATGACCCGCATCTTGTCAGGCCTCGGAGCTGCAGAGACATCCGGCGGCTATCAGGCCAACGCTTCGAGCAGTAAACGTAGCCAGCGCAAGGGCAATGCAAAGCGTTACTTCAGCGGTGCTGTCGATGGTGAGCGTGGCGTCTGGGAGCGGCGAACGATGGGCAAGGGCAGTGCGGTTCGCCCTGTGTTCCTGTTCACGAATGGCACCCCGGGTTACCGCGTGATCTTCCCGTTCTTCAAGATCGCCGAAAACATCGTGAAAGCGCACTACGAGGCCGAATTCACAGCTGCACTAGGTCAGGCGATTGCCACTGCTCGGCCATGACAGGCGATCCCGCCCCCCCCCGGGGGCAATCTCAACGGGTCCTCCCGAGGGGGCCGGGCATAGGGGGTAATTCGGGCCCCGCTTCATCACTATGTATGACCCTTTTCCAGAGGTTGGTTGTTGTTATGTCTTCGAAGATCACAACGATCACACGGCAACCATTCTGGCTGAACAAGAAGACCATGGCCGATAGCCTCGGTATTTCGGTTCAGGCCTTTGACAAATGGGGGGTTCCTCCGGTGGCAAAGATCGGCCGCGAGTCGTTTTATGACGTCCGGTCGGTGCTGGATAATCGCCTTCAACACCAAACCGGCAAACAGCAACCTGATGCTGATGAACGCGATCCGCACATTGCTTACAAGATAGATTGCGAGCGACTGCGTCTGACCAAAGAGCAGGCTGACGCCCAGGCACGTAAAAACCGGATCGGCGACAAGGAGCTGGCTCCGGTCGCTTTCATGACTTTCGCGCTCTCCAAGTTGTCGGCGCAGTTGGCTGCAACCCTTAACACCATTCCCAAGCTCGTGAAGCGTAAGCACCCCGATATCGCCGTGCGACACCTCGATGCGGTCGAGAACGAAATTGCCGTTACGCGTAACGCCGCTATTGGGTTGGCTGATCGTGTGCCGGAGCTTTTGGATGAGTACATCGCCACCTTGGATGAGGTCGCTGGTTGACGCTGTCCGGCGCGGGCTAAAGAGCCTGCACAAAGATGCCCCTATGACGGCTGTCGAGTGGGCCGACGAATATTTCTACATGTCGTCTGAGTCGTCCTACGGCGAAGGCAAATGGACGACTGAAGCCTTCCAAGTGCCCTTGCTGAATGCCATGGGTAACGACCTGATCGAAGAGTTGAACCTACTGAAGTCGGCGCGGGTTGGTTACACCAAGATGTTGGTGGCGAACATCGCCTACAAGATCGAACACAAGAAGCGCAGCGTCTGCATGTGGAGTCCGACCGACGACGACGCTAAAGACATCATGAAAAAACACGTGGATCCGATGATCCGTGACGTGCCTGTGATCAAGGCGCTGGCGCCCTGGTGCGGAAAGAAACACGGTGATAATACCCAAGAGTCCAAGGTCTTTGAAAACCGCAAGGTGCTGTGGTGGTTGGGTGGTACAGCCGGCGGTAACTACCGAGAGAAAAGCCCGGATGAAGTGGGGTACGACGAGCTATCGAACTTCGATGAAGACATTGACGGCGAAGGGTCTCCGACCTTCCTGGGCGATAAGCGTCTCGAGGGTGCGACCTACCCCAAGTCGATTCGCGGTTCCACCCCCAAGTTGGCTGGCACCTGCCAAATCACTCGGGCCGCTGAGGAGTCTGCCTACCTCATGCGCTTTCACATCCGCTGTCCGCAATGCCGCACCGAACAGACCCTGAAGTGGGGCGGCAAGGATGATTCGTTTGGCATCAAGTGGCTGAAAGATGAGCGTGGTGAGGTCGTCAAGGCCTGGTATCTGTGCGAGTCCGGTAACGGCTGCACATTCGAACATTTCGAGATGGTCGAGGCGTCCAGAGTCGGTCGGTACATCTGCGAAAAGACCGGCATCTGGACGCGTGACAGTATTGAGTGGTTCGAAGCAGACGATACACCGATGCGCACGCCGCGCCGGCTCACATTCCACATTTGGACGGTGTATTCGACGTTCACCACCTGGGTAAAGATCGCCGATGAGCGCGTCAAGGCCGGCAAGGATCGAGGCAAGCTCAAGACCTTTACCAACACCACGTTGGGTGAGGCATGGGAAGAGGACCAGACCGAGAAAGTCGACTGGGAGTTGCTCTACGGACGGCGTGAAGTTTACGCCGCCCAAGTGCCGCCGCGCGTAGCAGTGCTGACCGGTTCGATCGACACCCAGGACGACCGATACGAATTGCGTGTTTGGGGGTGGGGGGCGGGCGAAGAGGCTTGGTTGATTGATCGCCGGATTCTGTACGGCGATCCGGATAGCGCGGTTCTAAAGCGAAAAGTCGGGCTTGAGCTGCATCGGCAGTACGCCCGCGCAGATGGTGCGGTGATGCGAGTTGAGCGTTGGTGTTGGGACTCCGGCGGCCACCACTCTGATGCTGTCCGTGCCGAAAGCCGCAAGCATGGCGTGCATTGGGTGATCCCGATTTTCGGGGCCAGCACCTACGGCAAGCCGATTGCGAGCTTCCCGCGGCGCAAGGAAAAGAAGTCCAAAACCTACCTCACGGAAATTGGTACCGACAACGCTAAAGAGGTGATCTACAACCGCCTCAAGCTACAGCCGGACGGCAATCGTCCGGTGCCAGGGTTGGTGCACTTTCCAGCGGATGACCTCATCTGTGACGGCGACGAGCTGAAGCAGCTAACCAGTGAAAGCAAAAAATGGATCATGGCCCGAGGTCGCCGCGTGCTCCGCTGGGATGCCAGCAAGAAGCGCAATGAGGCGCTCGACTGCTTTGTGTACGCCTTAGCGGCGCTGCGTATCAGTCAGGAGAAGTTCGGCCTTGATCTTGAGTATATGGCCAGCCAAAACCCGGCATCGGGCGTTTGGGAGCTGCCAGACGAGTCGGATGACCCAGATGAGCCGGGCGACCTTGATGATCCACAACTCCCGGCCGTTGAGCCAGAACCGGCCCTGGTGCCGATCCAACCACAACCAGACCATCAGCCCGCCGCCGGCGGCTGGATTGAATCAGGAGCGAACGCATGGCTGTAACAGCGCAGGAAATGCTCGAAAAGTACCTGCAAGCCGAAGCGGACGTGCTGGCCGGCAAGGACGTTCAGTTCAATGGCCGTCGTGTTGTCATGGCGGACCTGCCGGCCATCATCGCAGGCCGAAAAGAGTGGGAGCGCCGAGTAGCTCAATCGCAAAAAGGAGGACGCCCGGGCTACTCCCTGGCGTCGTTTGAATGAACCTGCTGGACAAAGTCCTAGCGCCGCTATTTCCGGGCATGGTGGCCGAGCGGCTGCGTGCGCGTAACGTGATCATGGCGTTTGAAGCCGCCTCTGTGACGCGCACGCACAAGGCCAAGAAGCAAACCAAGAGCGCTGATGCGTCGCTGAACAAAACGCTGAAATCATTGCGTGAGCAGTGCCGCAAACTGGACGAAGACCACGACATTGTTACGGGGCTTTTTGATCGCCTGGAAGAGCGGGTGGTGGGTGGTCCGGGTATCGCGGTGGAGCCGATTCCGCTGGGTTACGACGGCACGATTCACGGGGCGTTTGCGGCCTCGGTCAAGGCTCTGTGGGGTGAATGGTCGCTTAAGCCGGAGACATCCGGTGAGTTGACCCGGCCGCAAATGGAACGGCTCATGTGCCGCACTTGGCTGCGTGATGGCGAGGGGTTGGCGCAAATGCTTATGGGCAAAGTGCCCGGCTACGAACACTTGCACGGCGTGCCGTTTGCGCTGGAGCTGCTGGAGCCGGATTACCTGCCCATCGACTACACCGACCTGTCCAAGGGCATCGTCCAAGGGGTGGAGCGCAACGCGTGGCGCCGGAAGCGGGCTTATCACCTGTTTAAAGGGCATCCAGGGGATCAGCTCGGCATCTTTGCGCAAAACACCAAGCGTGTGCCGGCCGAGCAGATGATTCACATTGCGCATCGAAAACGCATTGGCCAGAACCGTGGCCAGCCGCTGCTGCACGCGGTGTTGATCCGATTGGCGGATATCAAGGATTACGAGGAAAGCGAGCGGGTCGCGGCGCGGATCAGTGCGGCGCTGGCGATGTACATTAAGAAAGGCACCGGTGAGGACTTTGTGCCTGCTGGCAATGGTGAGAATCGGCCTGAGCGTACATTTCCAATCGCGCCGGGCATCGTGATCGACACGCTGCTGCCCGGTGAAGACGTCGGGATGATCGAGAGCAACCGCCCAAACCCCTTCCTTGAAGGCTTCCGCAATGGCCAGCTCAAGGCCGTCGCGGCGGGTACACGCGGCACGTACTCCAGTGTGGCGCGCAGCTATGACGGAACCTATTCGGCGCAGCGTCAGGAGCTGGTCGAGGGGCAGTTGGGCTACGACCTGCTGCAACACGAATTCATCGACTACTGGTGCCGGCCGGTTTATCGCAAATGGCTCGAAATGGCGATTCTAAGCGGCCAACTGGTTGTTCCCGCCGATGTCGATCCGCGCACGATTTACGGCGCGTTTTATCAAGGTCCGGTGATGCCCTGGATCAATCCGGTGCATGAGGCCACGGCTTGGAAGCTTCTGGTTGAGGCCGGCTTTGCAGACGAGGCAGAGGTGGCCCGGTCGCGGCAGCGCAACCCTTCAGAACTCAAGGCGTCGCGCAAGGCGGAAGTCGCCGCGAACCGCGAGAGCGGGCTGGTTTTCAGCTCGGACTATTACCACCAAATCTACGGGAAGAATCAGCCCAATGATGACGAAAAACAACGGGCCGCTGATGCGGCCGCGGGCGTCGATAAGCCCGACGAATAAGCCTGAGGAAAGCTGGTATTCCATTCGTGCTGCGTCGCGGGGTGTGGCTGAAGTCATGCTCTATGACGATATCGGCGCCTGGGGAATCTCGGCTCGCCAGTTCGCTCGCGATCTGGCGGCGCTCGGTGACGTCTCACAGATCAACCTATCAGACGGCGCCGGCTGGACCAGCGCCTGGGTGCGCTGGCACAGCCAGGCCGCCGGCAAGGCCCGCCACTGGCGAGCGCCCAGCCTGGGCGAGCAGGGCGCGTTGATCAGCCCCAGTGGAGAGCCGGCGCAGGGTACGTTTGTCGCTGGCCTGTACGGCAACGCCGGCCCCCAGCCGGATAACCGCGACCACGTCGAGGTCTGGCGCTTTGATGATGGCGGCTCGCTGGTCTACGACTGGCAGGCCAAGAGCTACACCATCAGCCTGCCCAGCGGCACGGTGAGCATTCAGGTCGGCGGCAGTTTGGCGGTGGTGACGGACAGCGCCATCACTGGCAAGGCCGACACCATCACCCTGACCGGGAAAATCACCCTCAATGGCGACGTGCAAATCAACGGTGCCAGCCTGCAGCACAACGGCGTAAACGTGGGATCGACCCATACCCATATGGGCGTGATGCCAGGCCCTGGGTCAACCGGCGCGCCGCACTAATACCGATCAGCAACCCATAACCCCATCAACCGCCGAGAGCGGTTTTTTTGTGCCTGGAGAACAGCATGGTCACCCCCAAGAAACTTACTGAAGACCTGGCCAGTACCGGCCCTGCGATGTTTCGCGACACCCTCTATACCTCCCGCGCTCTGTTCTTGCCGGACGGTCGCCAATTGGCGGTGGCCCAGGGGCGAGTGTCCGCCGAAGCCGGTGACACCATCGCCATGGACTACCTGAGCAAGCACCCGGATCTGCAGAAGGAGTAACGCGATGATCGGAATGGATCGCCGCTCCGGCTTGCCGCTGTCGGGCATCGAGCATGTGCGGCAGTCCATCGAGGACATCCTGACCACACCGCTCGGCAGCCGGCGCATGCGGCCGGAGTACGGCAGCAAGTTGCGCCGCTTTGTCGATCTGCCGGTGACCGAGGGCTGGAAAAGTGCGGTGCAGGCCGAGGTCGCTCGGGCGTTAGAGCGCTGGGAACCGCGGCTAAAACTGGAGCGGGTGCGGGTGACGGCGGTGGTGGGTGGCCAGATCACCTTTCAGCTGACCGGCCAGTACCTGGGTAATAGCGCGATTTTGGAGGTGGCGGCATGAGCACGCTGGATTTGTCGGCACTGCCGGCGCCGCAGGTGCTGGAAAGCCTCGACTTTGAGGAGCTGTACCAGGGCAAGCTGAGCACGTTTCGTCTGTACATGGGCGACAACTGGTCCGCCAACCTGGAGAGCGACCCGGTGGTCAAGCAGCTGGAGCTGGCGGCCTACCGCGATATGCAGCTGCGGGCCCGGGTCAACGATGCGGCCAAGGCCTTGCTGCTGGCCCATGCCAAAGGCACGGATCTGGATCACCTGGCGGCTAACGTCAGCCTGTCGCGTCTGGTGATTCAGGTAGCGGATCCGCTGGCGGTGCCGCCGGTGGAGGAGGTCAAAGAGTCGGACGATGCTTTGCGCGAGCGTGTGCAGTTGGCCTATGAAGGCCTGACCACCGCCGGCCCGCGTAACAGCTACATCCTGCATGCGCGCAATGCCTCGGCCCTGGTCGCGGATGCCTCGGCCGAAAGCCCATCACCGGCGCGCGTGACGGTGACCGTGTTAAGCCTGGACGGCAATGGCACGGCCACCCCGGCGCTGTTAACGACAGTAGCTGCGGCGCTCAATGATGAGGATGTGCGGCCGCTGGGGGATCGGGTCACGGTGCAAAGCGCCCAGGTGTTGCCGTACCGCATCGATGCGGTGCTGCACATGAAAGGCCCGGGCCCTGAAAGCGATGCCGCCCTGGCCGAAGCCGAGCGCAAGCTGGCGGCCTGGATCAATCCCCGCAAGCGCCTGGGCGTCGAGGTTGCACGCTCGGCCATCGATGCGCAGTTGCACGTCGCCGGCGTGGCCCGGGTTGAGCTGGCCAACTGGCAGGACATTGCCCCGACGATGGCTCAGGCGGCGTTCTGCACGGGCTACAGCGTGACGCTGGGAGACTGACATGAGCAGTCTTCTGCCGATCAACAGCACGCCGCTGGAACGGGCGATTGAGGCGGCGAACGCGGGTGATACCGAGATTCTGCTGCGCACTCTCTACGACCCAGCCACCTGTCCGGTGCACCTGTTGCCGCAATTGGCCTGGGCCTGGTCGGTGGATCGCTGGGACCCGCGCTGGTCCGAGGCGGTCAAGCGCAACGCTATCCGCGCCTCGTTCTTCATCCATGCGCGCAAGGGCACCATCGGCGCGTTGCGTCGGGTGGTCGAGCCGCTGGGTTACCTGATCGAGGTGGTGGAGTGGTGGCAGACGGTGCCCGAGGGCGAACCCGCCACCTTCGCGCTCAAGGTCGGGGTGCTGGACACCGGTATCACCGAACAGATGTACCAGGAGCTGACCCGGCTGATCGACGACGCCAAGCCGGTGACCCGGCACATGACGGGCCTGGCGATCAGCCTGGAGACCTCCGGTGTGATCGGCTTCGGCGCCTACGTGGATGAGGGCGAGGTGATCGACGTGTACCCGCCAAACCCGCGCGATATCGAGGTGACCGGCCGCTATGGCCAGGTCATGTGCATTGATGAAATTGACACCCTGGACGTGTACCCATGATCGATTCAAACAGTCAGTTCTTCGCCATCCTCACCGCAGTGGGCGAGGCGAAACAGGCCAACGCTACGGC